AGCCGCACGAGAGGGTTGCTCTTATTAGTCCATTAATATCGGACGTATTGGCAACACAGACCGTAACGCACCACTGTTTTAGCTTCAAAGAAGCTAGAATGTATCTGCCTTAAAGAGCAGAAGCCCAGCGGAAGGAAATCTTTGTTCTTCCGCGAACTACACGACTCATAAATGCCTCCTTTTCAAGAGGCTCGGGAGTTCCAAGTACGGGTAATACACCCTTCCTTGAAAGAGCCCATTTATGAAGAGCCCTGTATCCGTCTAGAGGATCTGCAACTTTGCCGGTACGAAGCTTAATGCCGCGTACTTCGCCGCGTTGAAGATCGGGATTCCACCGTTGAACGGTGGAAACCTGTCTAAACGAATGCCAGCCGCTCACTTCAGACGTATCTGGAACGTGGGGTACCATTCCCACGACTTTCTCCACTCTATCGCGGAGAAAAGCGCACGTCTTCCAATAACCTTTTCTATAGAATTGGTTAGCGGTTGATATGTTTCCTATTATTGCTGAAGCGTCGTGGCGTGATGTTGGCAGTGGATGCCGCATGTAAACTGGGGTAACATTAACCCCCATGTAAGCATCCATTCCGCAGGACTCCCTGAAGTAACCGGAAGAGAAAGTTTTCTTCCTATTAACCTTCAGGCCTGCGGCCTCAAGCTGCTCAGTCACCACGCTAACCTCCTGTGTAGGTACGATGATATCATCACCATACACAAACACGTCTTTCGCGACTTTTCTAACGTTGCGAAAGTTCAAAAGGAGACCTCTGTGCTTCAAGAGTGCTGAAACTGCGATGCTATAAAACACCATAGCTTCAACGGGAAAGCACAAAGCACTACCTTGTGAGGCGAACTTCCCAAGGGAAATTACTCTCCCTGAAGGAAGCATAGCCTTTTCAGAACGGCATGCAAAGACAGCACGCCTGAGATCAGGCTGTTTATTAAACAGTCTGGCGACCAATGCGGGATCTACCCGATCACTGGCCTCTGAGAGGTCTATGGTCGCATTCCGACGAGTCTTTGACGACTCGAAGGCAAGGCTGCGATTGATTTGCTGGTTGGCAAAGTTTATATGCCCACCGACGACTTTAGAGTCTTCGATGTGCGAAACTAAGCTCCTGGCAATACCTTGCTGGACTTCTTGTGTCCAGATCGGCTCAATCGCTATTACTCTGGGAGTCTTCATTGTCTTCGGAACGAAGACAATGCGAACGGGTGGCTCATCCTTTCTAGGAATGAGTTTTATGTCGAGCTCACCATCAGATAATGAATCTGATAGCTCATTCAAGTTATAATACTTGTAATGAGAGCCTGGCATCACCCGTTCTAGACGCTCGGTCCACCTCCTGTCAATGTATTTACGATTTCCGTAAGTGCGATCGACAGTAGAACCGGGCCCATGTCTGGGACGTATTCCATAATCGCAAAGCTCAACGCTTGTACGACTAAGAATATCCCCATACAGATAATCAGCAACAGCACCAAACTGGTGATATTGACTGTATCGTCTGACGACACGGTATCCAGATACTTCCCCATCAGTCGTAAGAAACTGCTTTTCAGCTTGCTTATTACGGCCAACGGTGCACTCAATAAGGATTTTATTGAAGATAAGGCATATTTGCCTAATTGCTTCAATAGCGTCAACATTGGGTACATCTTGTAAGTCTCCTTCTAAAGTGAACACTTGGCGACTCAAACCTTGCAGGAATGCAGGGAACGAGGCCTTGCTTGCAGACTTGAAACCTGCAAACGAGGTAGCGCCTATGCGGCCAGTTTCGAGAGCATATTCAAACGCTTTTGCAACTGCCGGAAGAGTTATCGTAAGAAACGAGAACCCTTCGTGTTCGACACGCGATCTTATTGTTTCAAGATCGCGAGCCATGGAGGTGCGACAAGCAGTCCCGGCATCAGCCAGAACTGCCTCGAGGAGTGCCACATATTCTGTGGTATCTAGTCTTTTCATTGTACCTCACATTCAAGAGGATGCAATACTAGACCAGATGTTCTTCTACTTGCGTAGGATCCTTGCAATACGCCTAGAAGTGGGGTAAAAGCCCTTATTCTTGGCTCGAGCCCACCGCCGCATTTTATAACGAAGCGGATCCTTTTTAGGATACGGATCGTTAGCGGTTATGTAAGCAGCATCACCCCCGTTAAAGGGGTGACGCCCACTTACAGCGTGCGTATTGCTCTCGAAGTCCTCATACATAAGGACCGCGTTCAGGGCATGTTCATGCTCTGACTGTAGGACATAGGCTACTACTTGATAATAGTAGTCGTCAGTTCTCATTGAAGCTACTCCTTATATATGGGTTGATCCTGAACCACTATCCTGACGGATAGTGTTCCTTGGTTTGATTCAAGGATTCAGGTAACTAGGACTCGAGACCCAGAAGCTTGCCAACATTAGTAGAGTTGAGCCAAGCAAGAAGGCCCGCCACGTCATATCCAATCTCAGTATCGGTAAAACCGGTAATGGGATTATCAATGACCAAGTAAGCCGTCATAAAGACGTCTACGTTGTTTGCGGGTGTCAACGGATCGGCAACGAGTTTGCGATGTTCCAACTTGGAAACATGGCGCTCGCGCTTGTTCGTTACGTTATGCGAGAGCGTCAGGATATAAGATCCATCAGCCTTTGCATAAACGGACTTCTTCCCCTCGCGGCTAATCGCAGCGAGAGGCTGGGCGACAGCATTAACTGTAACTGTCTGCGGATCAGAGAACATCTGTAACTTACTCCTAATGGTAGGTTCGGTTTTGGTGACATAGGTAACGGCTCTTTTAAAACCGTTGAGATCCTATGGCAGCCAGGATTGCGTACTGAAGGGGTGTTAAAGCCCCTCCAAAAGACAGACCAAACGGATGGCACGCTTCGCGTACTTTCGTCTCATAGTAATGAGTCGTTTTCGTACTGAAGTAACCATCTGTGCCATAGAACTGGTATTCTCTCCGTGTCTCTTTCATGACATAGAGATACCTGGCAACGGTTCGATCAGCTACCTGTTCGGATAGTACATCAAGTACATCACCGACATTGGTAAACCAATCGACCAACCAGGACCAGGGCATGGCATTCCACACTACTGCTGGGGTCACTCTTAACCCTAGAAGACCTGCTTTTAAGTAGGCTTCAGTAGTTGGTAACGACGTATCGCCCAGGTAAAACACGAATTCTCCGGATGCCCACGCCTTAGTGGTCATCGCTAAAGAGATTCTGTGTCGCCAAGCGGACGATCTCTGAGAACGGCCCGGCCAATCCACGTAAGTGTTTCGGCTAGAACCTAGGGTATTAACATCCCTTATAATCAGAGTCGTAGCGTCGTCGAGAAGTGTCACGCGTCTTCTAACGGGTTTCCCGTTGTTCCGAATCAAGAATTGGAACTGTTGATCTAATTTCTCTATCGTTTTGATAGTGTCCATTAGATCATTTAGAAGTGGCTTCCAACCAAACTGTATAGCTAGGAACCAATCCGAAATGTCGCGCATAGACTCGATCCTTCCTTTTATCAAGGAGGTCATGTCTCGCGCTTCAGCTAGGATCACTCCCAGATCAAGCAGTGGGTTGGTGGGCTTCGCAGCTGCGAAAGCCCTCGCGTGAAGGTCGTCAACATTTAGGTCGATTGACGGGGGATAAGTATCCTGAGGGTTGATACCATCATGGTTTCCACCTGTAAGGATAGTTTGTAACCCGTATTTCACCCTATTGTTGCCGGTCCAAGGAGTAATAGTGCCGGTTCCCTCCGCTTCGTGAGTCCACCATCCTTTACGGATTTGAAGTGGTCCACCGTCGTCATAGAAATTCGTTTGACGAAACGGTTCGAAGTTTGGGTTCCGTACCGTATCATAACACCGCGAGACGTTTTCGAAATCTCGATAACCCTGCGGATACCAGTTGTGTTCAACTTTGGTAACACCGTTCCTCGCTTGCCCAATCGTCGTAGGGTAGTAAGAAAACCACTTACGTTCCCTACGTCGATTTAGGCGAGGTAACTGCGGGCCCCAAACTGGGGTCGTAGTTGAGGACGGCATTTATGATACTTCCTTCTTCTCACTAGGTCTGTCAGAGTTCAGTGCAGTCGCACCGGGAGTCCCTCACG